AAAATAATCATTTATATAAATATCTTCTACAGGATAATATTCACCTGTTTGTTGACCCCGAGCAAATCCTGTTCTACCACCTGAAGCCATTGGTATTTGTTCAGGATATCTTTCATACATTCTTCTTTTACGCTCTTCTGAATCCAATCCCATTTGTATCATTTGTCTTTCAAACTCTTCTTGCGATGCTATAACACCTGCTGTACCTGCTGTTGCACCTGCTGTCATTCCAGCAGGAGTCATTGCTGCTCCTGCTAAACTTTTCATACCTGCATCAAAACCACCCATTTGACCTGCTAAGTCAGGTTGAGTAAACATTGATTTAAGAGATTCACCTGCTGTTATACTTTTATCTAGTGGTGGAGCAACTGGGGGAGTTACTGGTGTAGCCATTGGTCCAACAAAACTTGGGTCTACTGGTGGTGTTGATATTGCTGCATCTACTCCTGCTTGTGTTCCTTGTGCTGCTCCTTGTAATGCTCTTGTTCCTAATCCTGCTGTAAGACCTGATAATAATGCTTTAGAACCAGAGCCACCTGTTTGTGCATATGTAGCTAAACCTGCTCCTATACCTGCTGCTGCTCCTGCAGATAATCCTGCAACACCTGTTAAAAGACTACCACCAAGCATTGAACCTAACATTGGTGCTAAAAAAGGTAAGAAAGCTTCTGGTTGTCCTGTTTCTGGATTAGTAGTAAGTGGCATAGCACCTGCTAGTCCTTTTACTTCAGCAGGATTAACATGAAGAAGCATAGAATCGCCAAAACGACCTTGAGCTGCTACATTTTTAGTTTGTTGTTGAATGTCCATTATCTATCTTCCTCTTTTGTTTCACAGCCAAACATATTAAAACTCATGTCTACTGCACTTGTATAAACTTTTACTACATCTGTTTGATTCAATGTTATCCCAATTACTAAGGTTAGTGAATCGTTTGCCGCTACTGATTTATCATAATATATAAATTGCTTATCATTAGCAGAAGCTCCATCTACATGAACGCTTAATCTAAATGTTATAGCTGAACCTGTTCTGTTTGCTGCAACAATAGAACTAACTGTTGTTTGTGTCATATCAGGCACAGTATAAAGTGTAGTAACTGTTGTTGCTGCTGGGTCTAATTGACCTAATACTTTTAAATTATCAGCCACTTGTCATCCCCATTAATAAAAATTGATGTCTCTTTAGACCTTTGCTTACTACAACACTTTGTAGTTTTTGTAATTTATCTATTTCAATAGCTAAATCTTGCACAGCTTGTTCTAAAATTCTTCTTGTAACCGCTTCATCTGCGGAACTATATTCTTGTTGTGCTAAAGGTAATGCTATTGTTTTAGGATTTGCCATTATCTTTTACCATCTGGTCTTATGTCTAATCTCAAATCACCTAATCTCCAACCATAATCACTAGATGAATTAGATACTCTATTAGGACATTGCCTGCTTCTTGCTCTTGTATTTGTAAATGTAGAAGCTGGTGTAACTGATACAGTTGATAAGGTAGATAAATCTTCTAATGGATAATCTCTACCTTTAATTGTTATAGTGACATCATCTGATGTTGTTTGTTGGTCCCTAAATTGTATATCAGGTATTATTTTATTAACTGCAATAAACTTATCTCCATCTGGGTCTAAGTCAAAATCACTTGATTCTATAAATGCAGTAAAGTCACTACCATCATCTCCATGACCTACTTCGTGTGAATAAATATAATTATTATTAACTGTACTATCGTTTTTACTAGCTGCTATTGGGTGGTCTAATATTACAGCAGAGTCCCAAGCAGTTCTTACAAAGTTATCTGCTGTTGTTCCAATAGACCAAACTTGTTCTAAATAATTAAACATTACATATTTATCTACTTCTAAACTAGTACCTGAAGGATAGAACCACATTATTTCATTAGCACTATCATTTACTGCACCAAATATTTTAAATGCTTGTCCTTTGTTTAAATCGCTTAAAACATAGTCTAATACTGTACATGGTAATCTTTGAGCACTACCTGAGTAACTATAGAATCCACCATTATCCATAAAGTAAACTTGATTATTAGCATTAACTGCTGCATTGGGAGATATTAAAGATGGACCATGTGCTACTTCATTAAATGAAAATACAAATGGTGCTCCTACAAATCTCATAGAAACTATACCTGCATCAGTCCAAATAAGTATTTCCTGTCTTGTTCTTAATGCACCTATTATTGTAGAACCCATTGATAGTTGCACACCACCTGCTTGGTTTGTTGCTGTAGGAGTCCAATCTATAATACTTTCTGTATCTGAAAATCTTACCAATAAAGGGTCAATTGCTGTAGAACCTATTGGATTACATCCAAAAGCTATTGCGTGTTTGTCTACATCAGATACCATTATTTGGAAAACTGCTGTTGGCACATTGCTAGCATTACTTAAAGTAGTTGCATCTACTGCTCTATTATTACCGCCAGAAGATTCATCCCAATAATAAACACCACCAGCTCTAGGGTTTAAAATTAAATCATCACCAAAGTTATCTATAGACCATAATCTTAACTGATTTGTTAATGTTAAATCATTAGCTGAACCCCAAGTGCCTGCACCCCAAGTTCCTGAACCCCAACCTGTTGATTGAACATAAACATCTAAACCTGTATTTATTTGATATACAGCATCAGCTCCTGAACCACCATTACCACTATCACTACTATTTGCTGTAGCTGTAGCTGTAAAAGTAAATGTATCTGCAGTTGCCACACCAGTAATTTGATATTCTTGATTTAATACAGAAGCAGTAATATTACCGCCTAAAGATGCTGCACCAGCTAATGTTACAAAATCTCCTTCAACAGCACCGTGTGCGTTATCAGTTGCAGTTATAGTAGTGCTGCCATTAGTAGCAGAAAAAACAATACCATTAGTAGTCGTGGCTCGTATGGGGGTAACATCACTAAATACATTTCCTTCTAATACATAGAATTTTTGATGAGTACCTAAAGTAATATAGTTTGTACCACTAGATGCTCTATATACAAATATTTTTCTAGCTGTGCCTATAAAACTATCTGTACTTTGTTTTTGCCAACCACCTATTCTTTCAGGTCTACCTTTTCTAAACCTAACTTTGTCTGCATCAAACCATCCACCTTCATTACTATAATTAGTACCTTCTTTGTTTATACCTGGTCTAAATACATATTTGGCTAAAGACATTATTTATACCTCGTGCCATTCTTTACCTTCAAAAAGTAAAGCCTCTGCTTCTCTGCGTCTTATTAAACCTTGTAAAACTTTACCGCCTGCTTTATTCCAACGTTTAATTTGTGCTGGAACATCGTCAAAGTCTTTATTGTTTAAAACTTTTAACATAGTAGAAGCTTTTAAATTAGATGGACCAAGATTAAAAACCCAAGATACAAGAGAATCAAATTGATTTTGTTGTAAATCAACAGTTACGTTATCATTTATATAACCTTCGTATTCATTCATTTCATGTAATAATAACTTATCAGCTTCTTCTTGAGTAAGAGTATCGCCTTCTTTTACGTCTTTAGTTGAACCGTAGCCTTTTGTCCAAACTCCTGCTGCACATTTGTACGCTTCTAATTCACAGCCTTCAAACTTTTTAATTAATGATAAGCCTTCTTTTGATATCTCCATCTTTTTATTCCTCTTTGCTTGTAGTAACTTTTCTATAATAGACGACAACTTCTTTAAGTTCATTTATGTACCTCTTTAATTCTTGCATATTATATGCCATCAATTCATAGTCAGGGACTGACATAGCAACAAATACTAACTGTCCTTGGTCCTTATCTACTCTTTCTAAAAACTCTTCCAAATTTTTGTCTGACACGACATACCAATATGGGTCTTTTAAATCTATCTCTCTAGGCATTATAGGTTGAACTATAATTCTTTCTATAGGTTTAGATATAACCTCTACTTGTTGTTTACTTGGTATCAGACTGCAACTGCAAGCCATCATCAAGACTGTCGATGTTACGACTATCTTCTTCAATGCTATCAAATACATTTTTAGTTCCTTTGTTAATCCTAGGTTCTATAAGACCAGGTTTTGCTGCTGCTAATTTAGTTAAATTATGCCTTTTAAATATGTCAAGGTATCTTGACATTTCTTGTTCTATCTCTTGGTTGCGTGATTGTATTTTTAACAAGCCTTCTGTTTGTGTAGCAAAATCATTTTGTAATGATTCTATTGCTAGTTTTTGCTCTTGATTTCTTAGTTCAAATGCTTGATTTAATGCAGAAAGTTTAGAGTTTTCATTCCACAATAAATAAGTAGCTAGTACCATAACTGTTATTATTCCAATTAAAACTTTACTCATTGCTTCCCCATGTATATACCTGTAATGGTTTAGACTTGCCTTTAACCTCTATTGGTTCTAATAATTTTAACTTAAATTTAGACTTTTTGGCAGTTTCTTCACCTATTAATGTTCCTACCCCTGCAACTTTTGTACTTGATTCTAATCTTGCAGCAACATTACATGGGTCGCCTATAAGAGAAAATGCAAATCTATCAGTAGCTCCAAAATTACCAGCAATACATACGCCACTATTTACTCCAATACCAATAGCTATTTCTGGTATACCTTCTTCTGCAAATTTAATATTTAACTGGTCTATATTCTTTTCTATTTCTTGTGCTGCTTGTAAAGCTAAGTTGTGATGGTCATCTTGTGGAATTATTGTATTCCAATGAAACATACCTGCATCACCAATAAACTTATCAGTACATCCAAAATATTTATTAGCTGCTTTAACTTGAACATCTAATACATTGTTCATAATGTATGTAACCATTTCAGGTTCTACTGATTCAGACAAGCTAGTAAATCCCCTAAGGTCTGTAAATATAATACTACAGTCAACTCTATTACCATTTACTTTACAAAGTTCTGGATTGTCCTGTAACTTCTTAACCATTCTAGGGTCAAGATATTTACCAAATTGTTTTTTAACCTGTTGTCTTAATTTATATTGTTCTCTAAATCTTAAATAAAAACTTAAAGAAGCTGTAATAAACTGTGATATTAAAGTCCAAGTTACATCAATTAAGATTCCACGCTGGATAAGATAGTGTCCAAAAAATATTGTTAAAAAGAATAATAGACTGGTTAATGTTATTCCTGCCGTCATTCCAAAAATATTTATACATAACCAAACAAAAGTTACTGTTATCACTAAAATTAATAATTCAGCAGCTAATGACCAGTCAGGTATATAAGGACTATCTTGTATTAATATTGATTCTGCAAGTGCTGCTTGTATTTTGTGTGGCTCTAATAAACCAACTGGCGTAGCTATTTGTGGCATTACACCATTAGCAGTTACACCTACAAATACAAACTTACCTGCTACATTCATTTCTTTTAAATCAGTTTGCGGTGTATCTATCCAACTAATCCACTTACGACCAAGACTATCTGTTTTAACAGGCGGTATACCTCTAATTGATATTTCTTCTATACCGTTATCGTTAGTTTTTATAATGTAAGTCTTTACACCAAATAATGCTTTATATATTTGTGTGCCAAAAGATGGAATCCAGTTATTATTAGGTGTACTTACAAGTAAAGGGATTCTGCGTACAAGTTGGTCAACTTCAGTGGGAGCAATGGCTAGACCCTGTAATGTATTATCTTTTAGAGTGTTCAGGTTTTCCTTGACTCCCATAGATACTATACCACTAACATGACTACCTTTAACAACTGTTCCTGTTGGCTCTGGATAATTGCCTTTACCATCTTCAAACATAGCAATTACAGATGGTGCATATCCAAGAGTTTGTGCAAAGATTTCATCTCCACCCATTCTATCTGCTTGTGGAAAAGATATAACCCAACCTATTCCTATAGCTCCTTTATTAATAAGCTCAACTTGAATTTCAGCTAGTCTTTTTCTTGGTAAAGGATATCCACCTTCATTTTCTACATCTTGTTCTGTAATATTTAATATTACAAAATTACCACTAGATTTTTGTTGTTTTACAAAAGTATCAAATGTTTTTAATTTTAATATTTGTGTAGCAGTTGATTGATACAACAAAGGCATTATAAGTATTATAAGTATTATGAATATTAACTTCTTCATTAATCACTCTGCGTTATAGTTATAACAGAATCACTACCGCCATTTATCTTAATAACATTAGATATGCCATCTTGTATAAATATTACTGTATATGAGTTATTGCCATCTAAATCTAGCTGAACAGATTCATTTACATTTCTTCTTAAACTAATAATATTTCCTGTTATTAATGTAGTAATTTGTGTATCTGGGTCTTTTCCTAAAAGCGTTCCTGTTATTTGTGTACTAGTTGCTTGAGCTAATACATCTTCATCTTTTGATATAGCTAATGCATCTAATACATTAAGCAAATCTTCTAAATAGTTTACATCAAGATAATTTATATCTAATTCTGTAAATTCTAATTCATTGTTAGATAAAAAATCTTCTGCTAAATAATCTATATCTAAATCGTTAAAATCTAATATGTTAACTTTTTTAGTTGTTATTTCTTCTTGTGTAATAATTTCTTCTTTAGGAGGGGTAACAATTAACATATTGTCAATCATGTCTAAAGTAAGGTCTAGTATTACTGGTTTACTTGGTGCAGATTCAAATACACTTACTGTTGTTGCTTCGTAAGGTTTATTTAAAGTAACTGAACCCATAGCAGTAACTACTTCTATTTCGCCACTAGAAAGCCCTAGAGCGTCTGGTAGAAGTATTATAAGACTACGACCTAGTTCATCAACTGTAGCTGTAAAATCTGTCCCACGAATTGCTATGTTAGCTGTGGGAGTTTGTAGTTTTATGTTTTGTTTATCTATACGGTTTAGATTGCCAGTAATAAAACGTGCTGTCCCAAGACCAAAGGTAAGAGCCATTTTAGATTTGCTTGGGTCTGCATCAAATATATACTCGTCTATTATTAATTGGGAATGTTCTGTCAAGCTTACTTTACTATCATCTAAAAAAGTAATAGCCATTCTGCCATTAGTAGTAATAGCTTCATCATTGCTTTGTATAGCAAACTTTAAATTTGCATTGTAAGGTTTGTCTCTTACTATTTGTGCTGAACCGTTTAGTTCAGATATGTCTCCAATATCAGCAGCTTGTGCTTGTACCTTGGTCGTTTTGGATAACGCAAACAGTAGAACTAGCGTTACCGCCAATCGATAAAATTTTAAGCCAGTCATTATCTTGTGTACTCAGTTGTTGGATATTAAAGGTTCTTTGTCCGCCTGTATGGTCTAAATAAAAATAGCCACCTGCTGAAGCATTAACACCCGTACCAGTATAGTTTAATGTATTATCTGAGCCATCAATATCAACGTAGTTTGTGGCTCCGTCAATGTTAATGTTTGAAGTAATAGTATTGTTAGAACCTTGAATAATCCAATCTAAATTTAAAGATGCTGCTATTGCAGTAGTACCTTGATTTAAAGTAAATGTATTGCCACTACCTGTAACAGCTACATTTTGGTCAGTACCATCTGAGCTATAAGTATTAGTTGGGTCTACCTGAATAGTAAAAGCATTAGTACCACCCGTAAAATTATATAATCCTGTAAAATTATCAGCGTATATATCACCTAGGAACTTATTGGTAGCACCAATCATATTAATATCAAGTGTCATAGTAGTGCCATCTAAATCAAATGCTGTAAGGCTTCCTGCTGATGAACTAAGTCCACCAATAATGTTTGATATACCTAATTGTTCTAGGTCTATATTAGCTCCTGCTCCAGACTGGTCTACATATATTTCGTTATCAGCCGCGTATATTGTCGATGCAGTCATCATCACAACTAGGCTCATCAATTTTAATTTCTTCATGTTTCCAAAAACTCCTGTCGTAACCGACATTTATTAATTCTAACACAGCACTTTCTATTGATTTCATAAGTGCTAATGTTGTTGACTCATTGCGTGAATTACCTAATTCAATCTCAACAAGTTCTGTACCCATTTCTATAAATCGAAATACATCTTCTGATTTACCATAACTAAATATAGTTTTTTCAGTCATTACTTCTATCAGTATTTCTCCTGTGGCTACTGACACCATGCGTAAAGTTACTGTAACGCTATCTTCTCTATATTGAATACTTGAGCCAATACCTAAGTATCTAGCTCCTATACCCCCTGTAGCAAGATTGCTTTCATAAGCAATAACAGCACCTTCGATTAAAACTCCTGCAAATAATAAAGGTCTTAATGATTTTTTTTGCTCATCTTTAGTTACAACTTGTTCTCTAGCCGACCTTATTAATTGTCTTTCTTTTGTAAGATTATCTAAACCAACTCTTTCTACAACTACAAAAAATTCTCCATTACTAGCATGTTTTAAGGCTCTAATAAGTAAAGAGCTGGGTTGTTGTGTTATAGCTGTAGAAAATAAAGCAAACTCGCTATTACTTTTTCTTTGTCCTGTTTGGTCTGTAAATGCTGAAGGGTATACTGCAACTACAGGTTTTATTATAGGTTTTATTACATTAGCTAATTCTTTAGATTGTAATTTAGATATTTGAACAACATTATTTTCTTTAAATCTTTGTTCGTATGTATCTTCGCGTTGGTCAAGTATAGAACAACTAGAACAAAAAAGTACCAATAGGAATTGTAATCGAGGTAACTGTGCCATCTGCTTCCGTAATAGTTAAAGTTAAAGTAACGCCATCACTAGAATAAACTATGGTATTACCTTCTAAGGTTATTGTACCTGAATCAGATGGAGTTTCTCCGAACAGGTTATTTACTAATTGTCTTGATAATTCAGCATATACCCTGGATTCTAGGTTACGCAAAAATCTAGCTAAAGTTGAGTTTTCTTTCTCTCTTTCTATCTCATCTTGTAAAGCTTTTATTTCTTCTTTAATAGTTAGCTTACGACTAAACTCTTGGTTCTCAATTGTAAGGTAATGTGATGATGTTCCTACACCATTAAAACTAGGTGATTTAAACTTATGAACTATTTGGTCAGCTTTAAGATTTGTAGCAATAATGCCTACAAACATCACTAAACCCATAAAAACTATCCAGACCAATATTCTGGTCTTTGCTGCTTCTTCTTCTATTATTTCTCTATCAGTCTTTCCTTTGGTCATCTCTATCCGCCTTTGCTAACCTATCAGTGTGCATAAGTTGTGGTACACCAAGTATAGTCTTGAGAAGTGTGTCTTGTCTAATTATCTCATT